TTATTTTTTCTTTCAAAATCTTTTTCCTGATAAGCTAACCATCCATAAACACTACAAACCAGACCTTCTGTTTTATATTCAACATAATCCAAATCCATAGCAATTTTAAGGTTACTTGCCCAGTCATTAGTAGGTTTTAATTCTTTTCTAGCTTTTTCAATAATTGCAATAACCTTATCTTTTCTTTCATCTAATTGTTTTTGTGTAGGACTTTCAATAAGTTTAACTTTTTTTTCACGACTTTGTGGGAATCTAATATAATTAACCAAACCTGCTGTTGAGTGAATATACTCACTTACTTTAGATGTAGGAATAAACTTACCCTCAACCTCAACAACATAATCAACAATACATAAAAAATCTATTAAGGTAGTGCTATTCGGTAAATTTCTATAAGATTCAAATTCTTTGTTTAAATCTTTTATCCAAGATAAATATTGAAAATATCTTTTAGGATCAATTCCAAAATAATCTTGTAAACAATTTCTTCCTATAGCTTTTCTTTCTCCATCTTTTTCAACATAGTAAAATTCTTTTCTATATCTTTTAGTGTTACAATGTTCACAAATTAAATCTTTATTACGCAAAGAAACATCAAAATCTTCTTTAGTATAATTATCAATTAAATTGCCTTTTTCAGTAGGTGTAAATTTACCAATAATTTTAAATGGAATATCATCAACTGAAACTTTTTCTGGAACAGAAAATTTATAATCTTGAAAATAAACCCATTCATATACAGGTTGATAATTTATTTCTTCAACAACAATTTTTTTTCTAATTGGACTACCCACCTTTTCATAAGTAGGCAATCCAATTTTATATCTTTTACATTTATTAGTAATTCTTTTAAATTTTTCTTCTAGCAATTTAGTATTGCCACAAGGAATAGAAATATCAAATGTTAAATTATTATTCATTCTTTATAAGTAAATAAAACAATGAGAGAGATGGGCAGAATATGGGCAACCACTCTGTCCAACCCTGTCCACCTCTGTCTCAAAATTTCCCAATTTGTCTTGTTTTGTCTCATTATGGGAACTATTCTATAGAAGGTTCCCATTTAATACAAGAGTTATTTTACCCTAGAAATCAGCCATTTTCTTACATAATGGGCAACGACTGGGCGAAAAATTTATTATTTAAACAGGCAAGTCCGTCACCAGCTTGTTAATCTTATCCTTGTCGCTTTTTATGTAACCCAATGCAATCTTGGAGCTTTTCCAGCCAACGGAAGTCATAATCTCCTGGATGTTCGCACCTGAATCAGAAATCCAACTTGCGTGAGTGTGACGACAGGCGTGGCGATTCTTATACTTAATGCCGCACTGCTTCAACATTTCCCTCCATCTCATTTTCAATCCATTCGGACTCGTTGGTCTGTCCTTGTTCTGATCGTGCCATTCAAACAAATTCCCATCCCTGTAATTAATCTTCTTCAAGTATTCGTGAATCTTGTCGTGAATGGGTTTGGTTATCCATTCATTCGTTTTATGCAGCCTGATGTTAAATTCATTTTTTTCCAAATCAATCATCGGTCTGTCGTCATTCTCAGGATTGGTTCTCTTCCAGTTCATATAAAGAGCTTCACCGATCCTGACACCCGTATAGATTAAAAAAACGAACAGGAACACCACATCAAAATCATCACAATTTTTTTCAATTTTTCTTACTTCCTCTATCGTGAACTTTTCTTTTTTTCTCTGTCTGGCGTTTAAAACGGGGAACAGCTCGAAGGTGGGGTCTTTGCAATACCCTTGCTTGAATCCGTAATGAACCACCTTAGATATGACGCTGATGAAATTATTGGCGGTGCTGTACTTGCTTGACGCTTCGTGCTTGTCCTCGTACTCCAGCTTCTTGAAATCAGTTCCCTTCCACTTGTTTAAAACAGGATAAAACTCGTAAATGTATTTGAACACCAGGTCGTCATTGAACTCATCCAAGTAATGATGACCGATGACGTTTTCAACTTTCTTAAAAATTGACATCCTGTACGGTGCTGGGCAGTGCTTGGGATTGTCCTGCATTTTCTCAAGGCATTGACTCCAGGTCATATTATTTTCCTGCTCTATGCCTAAGAGTATCTCCCTCTCCCTCTCAGCACGGACTTTCTCGGCATCAATCTTTTTTATGCGACCTGTGGATTCCTTGATTGTTATTATTTTCCTGCCGACACGAACCGTTCCTCTGATGTAGTAGTACGGACTTTCTTCTCGCTTGAATGTTGTAAGCATAACTTTTTTATCTCCTCTATGTCAGTTCTGGTAAAAAACTGCTTTTTACCGAAGAAACGAGATAAACAAGTCTTATTGGGAAATTTAACATATAACTCATCCAGCCTCCTTTGTATAGTCTTAGGTGAACAGTTGAAGATTTCAGCCAGATCCTTTCGGTCATACACCTCCTTATTCATCAATAACAACCTTTTTTTCAGGCAACAAAGCCTTTTTTCTCTCCACCGCATACATTTCCTCTGCCGTCATATTATAGGCAGGATTCTTCCTGCCCTCCGCAATCTCCTTCAAGTCGCTATCCGAAGTCGTCTTATGGATTGCAGATGATATGGCTGTGGAGATGTCTCCTCTATCACCTAATACAGTTTCAGTCTTTTCCTCCTCCTCCTTCCTGTGACCTTCATAAATTAAATTATAAAACTTGTCCGGCAGCAGCAGATCGTGGTCAAGTGGATCGCTGTACACGATTCCCCACCAGGTATGAACCTTGTCGGAGGAAGTAAAGGTTGTTTGCCATCTTCTAAAATGGTGGATGTTCTTTGGAGGACTTGTTCCTTTGGTCAGGTAGTGCAGCATTTGTGTGTTGTCCAGAATGCGAGGACTCTCACATCCCTCGAAATACAACTCCCAGAGCTTGTCAACCTGCAAATCATTTTCATTCAGACCGCCTTGATCCAATTGATTTATTTTAATTATTTTCTTACTCATTGAATTTTCCCTTTAGATTTTTCATTGGCTGCAAACTGTGGATTTATGTTTCACTAATAATTTAATGGCATCCCTTAGATACAAATTCCCCACCTTCTTGTTGATCCATTCGTTTCTGTCAAAGTGACTTGTCTCCGGCAGAATTTTGTAATACCACTCCGGTTCAAGAACTTTTTTTAAATTCCACCCATAATAAGATATGTCAGTGAAGCGGCAAATATAAGCGGGAGTCTTATAAACACAATTATTAACTAAATAATCGTACTTAAACTTTTCTATTAAAGAGCCGTCAAATGTTTCTGATGAGTAATCTTCACGATTCTTCAACTCTATGACGTAATTCGTGTTATAAGCATCAATTGGACTCATTGGATCTGTTGCTTTTTTGATCGGATCTTGAACGAACACTGACCTGTTCAAGTCTTGTATCATTTGTTTTTCTTTTTGATGCCAACTCATTACGGAGTCAACCCTCCCAAGCGTGTTTCGGCTCTGTAAGTTGCATTGGCATCCGCCATCAGCTCTATTTTTGTGGTAATTCTATCCAGTTCCGAAAAGGCTACATCCATCAGCTCTTCAGCTTTTTCCAACTCAACGACAATTTCCTTTACTTCACTGTCAATTTTAGCCTTTGCTTTGGCATCCTCAACGCTGTGTTTTTCATTGCTTAAAAACCTGTAATGCAGGTATCTTCCCTTTTCCTTTTCATCCTTTATCCTCGTCAGCTTATTAAAAATTCTTTTAGCTGTTCTGTAATTTTTAATTGCTTCCATTTTAGATTCAGCGATCTTGTGAGGATCATATTTGTTCAGGGTGTTATCCAAGCTCATCTTAATTCACTCTCCAGTTTATCGGCTATCATTCGCAGCGTTTTAATTCGCACTCGCTTGTTAAATTCCTGATGACCAGGTTTTTGATCGGCTTTTGAATGGCAGGAAGAACAGAGAGAAGCCAAGTTCTCAATGTAATCAAGATTCTTATTTCCTCCTGACTGTCTTTTTTTAATGTGATGCACGTTAGTTCCTTCAAAATTCCTGCAATCATCATCCTCTCCATTCATAAAACATTGTTCATTCTGACCAAGTGTAAGTTCATCCCACCAAAAATTCCGAAAAACCTCAGTGTGATTTTTCATTTACCTTCCTCTTCCCTTTCTTCTCATTTTCTGTCTTTTCCTGTTCCTTCTTTTTTTTGATCCAATCTTCCTCCTGCCTCTGTGTTTTTTTGGGTATCCCATTTATTTTTTTTCATCTAAATTCCTGCCAATGACAAAAACCATAAAAGCTATGAAAATTAACACTGATAAAATAAGTGCGTTAAGAACGATGAGTGCCATATTTCTCCTTGATCCATTTCGCAGGGTAGTTATTCATTGATGATCTCATCTGCGTTGAAGGGTGATTTTTTTATGTGATGCAAGATGGTCGCGTGATTCCTGCCCAAGAACCTGCCTATCTCAGTGTAATTTTTGTTAGTTTTCCTGGCAGCCAGATGGATGAAATCCCTTCTCGCCATCACGATGTTGCCGTTTCTTTTCTGTGACTGGAAATCCTTGCTCTCAATGCAGTAATAATCACAGACCTTCCTTGCAATGTGGCGGAGCTTTCCAGGAATGAAATCAGTCGGAGGATCGTACTCCTCGACCAATTTCTTGACCTTCATTATTTCATCTTTCGTCAGTTGTTCTTCCATAAAATCAATGGCGAGGATAAACCTCGCCACTCCCTTTAAAACGGTATGTCAACATCATCCTGCGGTTGCGGTGCAGGTGTTTGTTGTGGCGGCTGATACCCTCTTGGATCAGCTTGATAACCGGTTTGTTTCGTCTCGATCTTGTCAGGCAAAATTTCTTTGACATAGATGTAATCCTGTCCGATCTTGAACTTGAACATAACCGCATCGTTGTTATGCTTGTCACGGCTCATCCAGCCTTTCGCCCATATCCGCCTTTTCTGTTTCGACTGACCCGTCTGCTTGTCATTCCATCTTTCCAGAACGAACAAGTCGTGTGTCGGTCTTGACGGCTTCTGATTGTTATACATTTCTTTCCCTCCTTCCCTGCTCACAAAAAATCGCAACATTGCAGTAATTGGCACATCTCTTGGCTATTGAAGGTCGTTTCTCAACGGAAGTGCCTTCAATGTCCTTTGCGTGATCTTGGGCATCCTCACGATCATTAAAAAGTTTCAACGCCCTTTTTTTGCCTTTTCTCATCACTGCGAATTGAGGAGGATCTTTCCACATTTCCTTCTCAAAGCACTTAACTTGTATGTTATCGGTGTAAAATAGCTGCTCAGCCTGTTGATGAGCCTCCACCCTTGACCTGACGTACTCATCCTGCTTTTCATTCGACCAGAGGGGAATGGGGATCATTTTTATTTGAACAGGAGGATAGTCCTGATCCTGGTCATACCCATCCTTGCTGGATTCAAAATAGGCTTTCGATTTCTGCCAATCCCTCGCAAGTCCAATAATGCGTAAGGACTGGACATCATATCCGTTCTGCCTCACAAGCCACGCATAGCCGTTCAGTTGATCCTCCCATTCAGACTTGTACCCTCTGGGATTGTTCTTATTTTTGAACATCTGCCACACGGACACCGCCTTATAATCATATATTTTTATTTTTTTAATCATCACTTTCCACAATTTCAATCCTGTCTATGGCTCCAGACACCTTCCATCCGTTGCATTCACCAAAAAACCTTTTCTCTAAAATTACATTGTCCTTTTTTTTCTCTGACTGCTGGAATAAAAGATGGACTGCGTTTCCAAACACCTTCCAGATGTCATCGGACACATCCTCCGTGATTTGATCCTTGTGTTCATCCCTCAGTATTCTTATCTTGGGTGAGTCCAGCAACTGCGTCATTGAAATGTGAGCATCGCCTCTCGAATATAAGGAGGTAAAATATGTAATTGCGGAGACGATGCTCTCCGGCAGTCCTTTTATGTTTGTCTTGACCACCATCTAAACAGGCAGCTCAATCAACATTATGACAGAATAAACCATAATGAATGCGATGCCTGAAACCAGTATTAGACCTAAGATAAATTCCTTGTTCATTTTACAAACTCATTTTTTTTCATCAATTCAATCAACTTCCATTTCCACATTGATCTCATATCTTCGTGGATGCTTTTTTTCCAAGCTCCTTTTAATGCTCGTACTCGATGCCAGAATTTTTTTTCATTAAGGGATTCTTCCTCCGGCTTGATTAAAATGAAATTTGTTTTTAAAACCATCCACATTTCCTTTAGTTTGCAGGGAGTCAGCTTACCCAACTCCCTGCACCCAAGTTACAGTATGCACGGACAGCAGGGAGAGCAAATCCCTACAGTCTTATTATGGATGTTTAATTATTTATTCTGATGTTGTCAAGATAATTAGTCACTTGTCAACTTATACGGACACTGACTCTTTTTTCAGGTTGGAATCCCTGAAATTCAGGGAGCAGATGATGGGATAAACGACCTCATAGCGGCAGTCCAACATTTCCCAGTCATTCACAATCATTCCTTTTTCCGTAGTGACGTTGCCTTTCCAGCTTTGAAACTTGCACATTTTCTTCTTAGGATCAGTCCATTCAAGGATGATTCCACAGAAGAACTGGTTGTGATCTCCGCAGTATAAGACGCATTCCTTGTGGAGCATCGCATCCCTTCCTTCCTTTGTCGCAAAATCCCTGTTTTGAATATTAACGATTTGAACTTCAGCATCCTTTATGTAATGAGGAGGATAATAAATTGCCCTCCAGTCAGGATTGATGTCAACCCTGTCCAGGAAATAAAGGTATTCCATCTTTCTATCAAAGGCTTTTCGGCTTAATTTCTTTCTTTTATCACTCCAATACAAAATGATCTCGCAGTGGCTCACCTTGTTGTTGATGATGTGATTGATGGACAATCTCTTATCAACCACCTGCAAGATTCTGACGTACTCCCTCATCTGGTCGTATTTAATGTCGTGCTTTCCTGAAAGGTGGTCGTGGATCGTCTGATGCGACATCGTTCCAAAACCTCCGTCTTTGACGCTTTTTGTAAGCTGAGCCAACGACCTGGTGTTATGATCCTGATCCTTGATGATCTTGTTCAGATTATCAAGATGTTCTTTTCCTTCAAGTAATTTCACTCTCATTGTTTTACTTTAATTTTCACTTTAGTCAATTATGCACTTAATTATTTGTTATGCACTTATCTTTACACTTGTAAAATTAAATTGACAACGTAAAAATAATATTTATTTGTAAGGATATGCTAATAAGGTGCAACTTGTGTGATAAAACAAGGGAAGTGCCTGACAACCTGACAAAAAAGCAAATGAGAGTATTGAATTTCATCACTGAATTTAAGAAAAAAAACAGAATCATTCCTTCAGTCAGGGAGATTGTCAGGGGGTTGGACTATAAATCAACGAGCATCGTGGCGTTTCACCTGGATGCGTTGATCGCCAAGCAGTATCTCGCCAGGAAGCCTTATCATTCTCGTTCCCTCGTCATTTTGAAGGACTTATGTGCCTGAAGCACTTGGATCTCTGCTCTGGTATCGGTGGATTTGCTCTGGGTTTGCAATCAACAGGCTGTTTCAAGACCATAGGATTTTGCGAGATAGATCCGTTCTGCCAGAAAGTTTTAAAGAAAAATTTTCCCGGTGTTCCCATTTACAGCGACATCAAGGAGTTCAAGCCTAATGACGAAGGACTCCGACCGGACATCATCACAAGCGGATTTCCTTGCCAACCTTTCAGTGTCGCAGGAAAAAGAAAATCAGAAAAAGATGACCGAAATCTCTGGAAGGAAACTCTTAGGGTTATCCAAGAGTCCAGACCCGCTTTTTTTATTGGAGAAAATGTTGGTGGAATCGTTAAACTCTATCTCGACACCATACTTGAGGACTTGGAGAGTGCAAACTACTCCACGAGGTGCTTTAATATTTCAGCTTCGAGCATCGGTGCGAACCACCAAAGACAAAGAATCTGGATTGTTGCCAACTCCAACAGCAGGAAATTCAATGAATGTAGTGATGCCTCCAGAATTTGTGAAGAGGAACAGTTCAGGTTGGACAGTAACCAGAAAAGGAACTGGAACAAAATTTGGAGCAAAACTAAACGATGTAGTGAATTATCTGGAGAAACAGAAAATGTATCCGACTCCGAAAACAGCGGATTACAAGGATATAAGTTACAAACCGACTTGGAAATTGGGAGACAATTATCAAAAAACTCTCCCGAGAGAAGTATTAAAGAACAACAAAACTGGTGGCAGACTTTCAGCAAATTTCACAGAATACCTAATGGGATTTCCTACGGACTGGACAAGGATAGAACAAACAGGATCAAAGGACTCGGAAACGCAATCGTGCCGCAAATCCCATTCTACATCGGACAAGTCATAGGGAGGTTATATGAATAAAGAAAAAATGGAAGCTATGTGGTTCTGGAAGGACAAGTGGAGGACTGGAACAAGGGATCTGACTCCACGACAAAAAGGTTTTTACATTGATATGCTCTGCGAGTCAGATGGAAAGGGATTGCCCAAAGACATCAAGGACATATACAGGCTGATATTTCCGTTCACTGAAAATCTTGAAGATATTGAAGAATGGAAAAAAGACGTTCACATCATTTTAGGTAAAAAATACAAGTTGGATGAGGAAAAAGGCAGGTATGTCCAGCTTTTTCAGGAAGAGCAGCACAGCAAGGGAGTGGACTTAAAGGTTAAAAGAAGAAATGCCAGGCTAGGAAAGGGGTATAAAAAAGAAGTTTTGTTACAACAAAAGGGGGTACAAAAAGATAACAACCTAGATATAGATATAGATATAGATATAGATAGTATAAGTATTAATAAGAAGGCTAAATTATTTGAAACATTCTGGGAACTGAACAGGAACAAGATCCAGGTCGGAGACGCTAAGAAGGCTTGGGTTAAGCTCCCTGATGACTGGGTTCAAAAGCCTGAAGAGTTGGCAAGGCTCTACAACAACCACTTCACCGACAAAAAGGATTTTAGTAAGCATCCTTCTTCCTGGTTAAACGCTGAAGCGTACCTCGATCAAAAGCCTGATATGTCAGCTCCAGTTGGAACGGATCAAAGTCCGGCAAGGTTAAAGATGTTTCAAGAGGACAAGATTTCGCCATTTTTAAAAGGTTACGCAGTTAAATACGAGCAGGAAGTGAGGGAGGCTGTAAGTAAGAATGAATTAAGCAGGGAGAGGGCGGAAGAACTGGGCATCAATGTCTGACAACTTTTTATACATCATTGGAAACAGAGATCAAAACATATACAAGGTCGGCATTTCCAACAATCCTTTAAGCAGGATCAAGGGAATACAGACCGGCTGTCCTTTTCCCCTGACCATCATTAAGAAATACAACCTGAACAGCCATTCTTCAAACATTGAAAAAAAGATACACAATTTCTTGGAGCAGGACAAATCAGTTAAAAGTATGGTCGGTGAGTGGTTTTCCTGTGATGTGAGGATGATTGACAGTCTGGTTCAATCCGAAATGGTTGACATACAAAAGGAAGAAGCCGTTAAAAAACAAAAAGAAAAGGAACAAATAGAGGCGGAAAAAATTGCACTGACAAGGCAGAAGGAAGAGCTTGAACTGGCGATGATTCCCCTGTTTGAACTGCAGAAAAATTTAGATGAAAAATTCGCCATCCTGAGAAAAACTGAATCAGACATAATCAAGATGACGGAACATTTTGAGGAATGCAGGAAGAAACTCAACAAACATCACAACAACAAGGAATTAAAGGAACATTACAGGGAAATTATAAATAAGTGTTTGAGCAATATAAGGCATTTAATCTCATCAATTAATACTCCTCTAGATTATGGATCATACTATGACAGGATTTTGAGCTTGTTTAATGTATTTTCAAAGAAAAAAATGGTTGGTTTAATTAAAAGAAGTTACAAGGCTGTTGAAACCAATGATAAAATAAAATTTGATGATGGCATTGTTCGTAACGCCAATTTTTTAGAAAAGAAATATCTTGATTTATCTAAATACGATCAATTCGCTTTAGTTTGTAAGACAAGAAAATACTTGAATTGGGATGTGGTGCATTTTGAAAAGGACAGTGAATATTATCTTATTGAAAAATTAAGACTGTCCTCTGGATCGTGGGATAGGGATTTCCATATTTCTACAGATTCACTCTTTGGCAACCACGAAAACAAAGGCACATACAGCAAATTTTTAGAATATTTAAAAGAACATAAAGGAAGTTTGAGCATTTATTAAATGCCCAAAAGAAAAGGGATAAATACTTGAAAAATGACCTTTTATTGCCCATATTTCGCCTCCCAGTGAGGTTTTAACTATGTGGTGGTGTGTTTGTATCACTATCATTTTGGCTGTTTTCCTCACTTTTTTTTAAAATGCCCAAAAGAAAAAAGAAAAAAACCATTCCAAACACCATTGATCTCGGCAGTCAGGAGCTTGTGAGAGGAGATGAGAACGGCACTCTCATCCGCAAGGTTGACGGAGAAAAGTTCAGGCTCGTTATGTACGGCAAGGACAGGCACTTGGAGAAGGTCTGCAACTCAGTCCTGGACAACTATTATGCGAGAAGCCTTCTTGACATTGCCGACAGGGAGAGGAACAGCAGGAGGTACTGGGCGGGTTGCAGGTTTGAAAAGCTCTGCAACAGGGCTGGACTCGACTCCAAAGTCACGGCAAGACTGGAGGAATACATCGGTGGAACGAAGGAGGAGTTCATCCACCGCAACATTGACGCACACTCGGAGTTTCATTCCGTCATCAAGGAACTCGGAGCCTTCAGGCACAGACCGGTCTGGGACATTCTTTGGAAGGTCATAGTAACAAACGAACCTGCGAGAAAAAGAATGGATGAGTTCAGGGAGGCTCTGGACAGGCTGATCCTATATTATGATATGTAATCTATTAAGTTATACAAAATAATTAAAAAAAAATACAAAAATAGCAGAAAACAGACATTATATTGTTCATTATTTTCTTGCATTATATAACCTAAAAGGTTATAAATAATAGAACAATGAAAAACAAAATTAAATATATCAAACCAAGACAAACTTATAACAACAAACCTCTTGGTGGATTTAAATGCCCAAGACTTTTAATTGCTGAAACTGAAAAAGGTGTTTGGTTTCTTAACATTTGGCATAATGAACAAGCACACGCAGATGCAAGTGAAATCGGATGGGGTGAATATCAAGATGTGCCTTTCCAAGCTAATGTTTATAAACTTAATGATGACACACTTGTTGAATTTGATTTAGATAAAATCACTTATGAATCTTGGGATTGGGTTGTTGATAGAGATTGCAAACAAGTTAATAATTATGTTGTTGAAGGAAGATACAAAGATATTCGTAAATCATTTGAAAGAATTATAACAAAAGATTAAAATGAAAAACAAAGAATTGCAAAAAACTTTAGATAGAATCAAATTCAATCAGTCTGATCTTGCTCGTTTAATCTATGATACTGATACAATTAATCAATCTCAAAGAAATATTATTAATAGATATTTAACTGGACATACAAAAGCTCCAATTTGGCTATTTGTCCTTTTAAGACTTTACGCAGCATTGAATAAAATAAAATTACATTAGTTTTGTATTTGTTTCTACGACAGGCTGATCCTGTATTACGATATGTGATTTATTTTCGTGTTCTATATTCATACCCATTAACAAACCAATTGCAATTTGCTATAAATATATACAATCACTAGAATTACGACAATTCACACAGCCATCTTTTATGATGGTTTTTTTATTTTATGGAACATCAACAGCTATGGATAGCTGTCATCGTTCAAGGGATCACTGATGCTTGTGGAAAGTTTCTCTGGTCGAATAAAAGAAACTCCCGATACCAGCAGGAGGCGAAGGAATGGATGGGCGGCAAGGACTTCAACCTGGTCTGCTCACTGGCAGGACTTCAGCCGAACCAGGTCAGGGAGACTTATTCAGACATCAGCAACTACTCTCACGACCATTATCTCACAACAGAGGACATAAGGCGATTACTCAATGAAACTTTTAGCAGACGATCTTTTTTGTAGTATGTTTATGATTGACAATCCTGAAACGAAACAGCCGGAGATCATCATCAGGTTCGCCAACTTCGACTCGGAGAAGGATGCCATCGCATTCGCACAGGCTTTCAAGAGCCAAAAGGGATACACTGACTTGATGCCTCCTGAAAAAGAAAAGGTGACGATACACTGATGACCGAACAACAGCTCACAACACCGCCCAAAAAGGGCAGACCGACCAAATACACCAAGACCATCGTGAAAGATGTCCTGGAAAAATTAACTTTAGGAATCGGCATAAAACACGCAACCATTCAATGCGGCATCAACTGGAACACCTGGAGAAACTGGATGGACAAGGACAAGTCCAATGATCTTCGCAACCTTTACATCAAGGCGAAAGAAAACGGAATAGAATACATCATTTCAGAGATGGATGAGAGAATGGAGAAAGCTCTCGACCGGAAGAACATTTCCACTGCTGAATGCAAACTGTTAGAATCATATACGAAATTACAGATGTGGAAAGCATCCAAACTTGCTCCGAAGCTGTACGGCACGGAGAAGCAGCACCATCTCTCCATAACTGACAATGAAGATAAAAAGATAGAGATTAGCTGGGCAAGTGATTAAACACTGGCGAATATGGTATGAAACTGACAGTTCGTTACGGACTGACTGACAGGGTGATGGATTAAAAAGGCAACGGGTGTAATGGATAAAAACAAAAAAGCTCTTTTTTTACCCAAAAGCCTTACGGAATCTTAATTTTTTTATAAAAAAATAATAAAATAAAAGAAAACCATTTAATTTTTATCAAGTATCAAGCCAATTATTAACATAGTGGGCAAGTTCTGGTCAAAACCGGTTGAGCTTCCAGGATATTTGACATTTAAAAAATCAATGCACCCCACGAGGTCGGAGCAATTGCAATTGCTACCCACTTCAACACAAGACAAACTTCTTATGAGTTTTTATTATGAACAGCAAGGACACTAAAACCAATGGCGACAAGAGCAGGAACTTATTTTCCCATACGACCTCCGGGATACAACCCCTCACCCGCACCTTATTGGAATGAACTCCTTAACGCACAGAAGCTCGTAGGAATTGGAACGGCAGGAGTCCTGTCACAAGCACCGAGCATCATAGACGGCAGCCAAAGTCTGCTGTCAAACAGGTCGGCACAGGATGTCATTAACGCACACCTGTCCGAAGGTGACGCTAGGGCGAAGGGATTAATCATCCCTCCCGAGCCGACTGTCACGGAAGAGGAGAGAAGAAAAAGCATAATGCCACCGAACATTCCCGTAGTCGATCAGGGAGGATACGTGGAGACTTTCCCTGCGGAAGTTCCTGAGATGCCCGTAGTCATTCCAGATCCCGTCTTAACGCCTGACGAGCAGGGATGGAGGGAGGAGTTTCCGATAGAAGAGCCAAACTGGGACTCGATGATCCTTCATACGGAAGGCTTGTTGAAGGATGACAAGGTCACTTCAGGCATTCTCGATGAAACCGCACCCCCGTTCTACTCCAAGATCAAAAAGACGGTTGAGGATGCGAAGATGGAGAAGGGCAGTGCGGAACAGTGGACGGGATACATCAATAACGCGGGAGTCAATCAGGAGGAGCTGGACTGGATCGGTCTGAAGGATTATCTGGCTGACAGGAAATCCGTCACCAAAGAGGATGTCTTGAACTTCGTCACGATGAACGATCTCGCAGTGCAGGTGAGAGATGTTGTTCTGGGAGAGGCTGTCGGAGACAACATTCAAGTTAAACTTCGTTTTCCAACTTATCTTGAAGAAGGTTTTTTACCTGAAATCTTGGAAGATGCTGAAACGCTTGATGATGCAAGTGTAGCCATAATGAATGATGAAGGTTTATATAATGGATTTCTTGATGGAATGAACCCTACAACAAGGGCGATATATTTAGATGATGAATTAAGCGAAGAAGCCACAGACAACGAAATAAGAAATTTTTTACAAGAAAATTATGAGATAGGATCTTACGAAGCAATCGTGGCAAAAGACACGATGTTCAACAAACCTTCCCTTATAACCGAAGGAGACTACACCGACTA